CGGAGTTCTCCTAGGGAGCTATACCTATGCATCGGAATCTGCGTTATTTATTAGCAATTGGATTGATACTATAGCAGATTATTTGACAAACAGTACCCTTTATAAGGTACCGCCACCATTCAATTTGCCTTTCGGTCAGCAAATCGAGCAAGTAGGACTCCCTGAATACAGTAAGATGAGGCACAAATACTAATTGGAGTAGCCTAACAGGCTTCATGAGAGCTAGGATCTATTCTAGCTTTCATTAGCTTCCTATTGTTAGTATAGTGGATTACCCTGTCTTTACAATAAAGGTTTAGATTCACTTTTGGAAACGTGAGCTTCAATACGTTGCGAATAGCCATGCTTATTGTTGTTGCTTTTCTTCTACAGAACATATCAGCTAGAAGATTACTGTAGTCTACAATTTTAATGTTACCCTTACGGTCCATCCTCATATTATCCTCATGGAAATCTGCACCCCATGAATAAGTATTGTAGGTCTTTACGAAATCAAACTGTTCCTCTAGGTGGTTTCTAATAGCGATGAACTCTGGGTTAACCCAACAGTAATCGCCCCTTGGTGTTGGGACTGGTCTACTGATGTAAGCCATTTCCAAAACGTAACCCTTAGGGCTAATTTGAAGGCAAGGTGCAAAGATATTTCCCAACAAAGAGTTTTCTAATGCTTTGTATAAGGCATACTCAGCTTTGTTGTGGCTTTGAATTCCAATCTTGATTACAGTTTTAGACCCCTTACCCTTTAGGATAATTCTAGTGGTCCCTTCAATGGATACAATCCCTAATTTGAATTTACTGCAAATCTTATCAATAACCTTGGATGTAAAGCCTTTCTTAGGAGGGTTCTTAATGTCATGTACAACATCATGCCCCTCCTTGAGAAGCTGCTCCAAGTAAGTCTCAATCCTTGTTAGATTTGTCAGTGAAGCCATACTTTTCTCGCATCCCATAAGCCATCAATTCGTATTGAAGCATTTCGATAGAATCCCATTCAGGATCCAACCTCGTTCCAGGCACGAACTCAGCAATATAAGGCCAAGTGCTGTCCTCGTCGGTTGTCCCCAAAACAGTTTTTACAACCTGATCTAAAAATTCATCCCTAGTCACTAGCAAGCCCTTCTTCTTTAGAGTAAGTTTTCATAATTTTTTGCAGCTTATTAATAGCCTTAGTAACAAAGTAACTACTTACGTTTAACGCAGAGCTTAGTTCCGACTTCTTAATAAACCCATGCTTAGACACAAGGGAAGGATTCTTCAGAACAGCCTCAATAATGGTGCGGACATCCGAGGGTTGCTCATTAATAAATACTTGGAAATCAATGGATGAGACATTCACCTGGAATGACGTATCAGGCAGAAAAGCTGCGAAGGTCGTAAGGCCCGTACCATCTGCTTTGATTGCTGCATCCAATGAAACGTGCTTGTTTCTGAAGTCCATACGCTTCGTCAAAGGTATTCCCTTTTTTGCTTTGCGGTTCCATAAGACTGTTTTAGTATACTGATCAAACCGTTTAGTGTCTATAGCCTCATCAAAAGTTTGGCCGGTCTTCTTATGATACCCTGAAATAGATTCTAGGGCTGCAATGCATAGGTCAGAATAGTTATCCTCTGGGTTGGCGGTTGCCGGGTCTCCTGAAATCTTCATGGAAATGGTGTGCATGAGACGACCATACTTCTTTTCGTAAAGTCTCCATTGATCATTGGTTAGTTGCTTCATAGTTCTATTATACCTTCTTATCGTCGTTTAGGGAAGGTTCCTTTTGACCATTTGGTAACTCTGTGAGGATATTCTCGCCAGGGAGTATGGGCGACTTGCTGTAATAACCCTTCCGAAGAGTCCCCACCTCGTCTAGCCTCTCCTGAGGAGGAGCAACCATCTCAGTCTCTCTTGGGTCTTTACCCATACTTAAGAGGCTATAACCACAAATATCTCTCCAAGGGGATTCATCACCGTATGTAGGGTCAGTTGCAAGACGGAACAGTTTATCCACCACCCTGCATATGGTAAGAACATCCATATACTGTTCGGTTTGAATACCCTCAGGGTATAGAACCTTTAGAATTTGATGCGATTTACTGAATGAGTCACCGTAAGCCCGTTGCTTTTCGGCTACTAACTTACCTACGGCTTTTCCAAGCTTCTCGTAATCTATATTTGTCATCTTTTTTTCCTATAATTTTTCGTAAGATTCCTTTCCTAGAAACCCCTCTTCGATCCATGCTTAAACAATTTGAACAGGTTCTCGCGGTGTTGTGAATGTAAAGCTCGGTTATATCCCCACAGCTTTCGCATTTACCCTTTTCTGGTAATACTCTCATTGTAAGAGTATTATAGCTAAGATATTAAAACTTTAGCTCAGAAGTAAACCATGCCAGAATTGGATCATACATATGTCTTTGGATTACTACCGACAAATCCTCGTAGCCTCCCGCCCTCGCATAATTAAGGGTAGCGTTGATCTTACCTTTTGTAAGATCCAACAACGAACTGATGGCTTTAAACTTCTTAGTTTTGCTCCTAAGAGCAACTTCATCTACCAATTTGTTTATACGGGTTAAAGAATCACGAAGGTAGTGAATTAGTTCTTCGTCTGCTTTCATCATGACGTAATTATAGCAACCCACGGCTATAATGGAAGAACTAAATCGACACAGTGTTGATAATTTTTACCTTATCTTCCCGTACAGAAGCCTCATACTTGCTAGACCCATTGCTAGGGTGTCTATTTGACAGTATCTCATCAGCGAGTGGTAGGGCTACTAAATTCTTTACCACTCTTTGAATATTTCTAGCTCCAAATTCAGTACTATAGCCCTTGGATACTACGTAGTCTAACAGTTCGGGGGTGGCTTTTACAGGGTAACCACTTAGAGTCATTTTAGCGATACTCCTAATATCCTCAGTACTAAGATCGTTAAAGAAGATAAACTCATCTACTCTACCTCGAAACTCGGGGGAGAAGGTATGCTCTAGAGATTTCATTATCTCTTCCCTATCGCTTTCAGAGCTTGGGGACCCTCCAAACCCCAAAAGCTCAGTTTTTAGATCCTTCATCCCGCAGTTAGAGGTCATAATAAACATTGAATCTGTTAAATCAATATCATTGCCTGAGTTATCAGTGACGGTACCCGTATCTAATAGGCTTAGCAATATGTTAAAGAATTTAGAATGAGCCTTTTCAATTTCGTCAAACACAATAGTCCAACGGTTAGACTGGACAGATTTATCCTTTATTAAGGATGACTCGGAGTGCCCGATATACCCAGGAGGCGAGCCTAGGAGCTTGCTAATCTCGTGCCCGTGGGTATATTCAGCGCAATTAATTACCCAGAAGTTTGGAGAGAACTTTTCACCTAATTTTCTAGCGAGTTGCGTCTTACCCCTACCCGTTCTGCCTATAAAAAATAGGTTCACATGTTTGCTAAACTTTGCTGCTCTAAGCTTTACAGCGTTACAAACAGATTCAATAGCCTCGTTTTGACCTACGATGTTTTTCTTCAAGAAAATACTGAGGTCCTTGATATCTTCAAGAGTCTTTAAACTATACTTGTCCTTCTTAGGACTCCTCTTATCTCTTAAAGCAGGACCACTCTTGGTAGTCCTCTCCTCGTATTTCCTCTTAAACTCCATATCTTGCTTGGCTTCTTTTATAATAGAGTCCAACACCACCGAGTCGGGAATAACCTCATTGAGGTCATAGCACACATACTCAATTCTAAACTCAGGGTAATATTCGTTAATAGTTTGGTAGTAGGCACCTAGTAACTTATATTCCAATAAGGGATCCTTAACTGTCTCCTTTAACTCTTGAACCTCGGCAACCCTACTCATAAAGGTTTTCTTCTCAGCAACCGTAAGGCAATCCGTAATAACAGTCTTTACATAGCGAACGAAATCAAACTTACCCGACTCAGTATTTTTAATAAACCCTTTCAGTTTATTAAATAAAGAGGTAAGCTGCTTTTCGGTAAGTCTTCGGATGAGGATAATAGAGTTTAAATCCGATGAGAACGCTTTAATATTGTTAGACTTTCTAGGCATTTTCGTCCTTGTTAATCAAGGAGGTAAGGTTACTGAATAAAGACCCTTTAAGGTCGTTGGAAGCGGGTCCAGACTTTCCTTCTAAATCCATTTCCTTTAACTGATATTTTTGCATAGTTTGCGTTAATTTTAGAAGTTTCTCGTTTGCAATCCCCATCTGATTTAAAGATTGGGTAGATGCGGATATGAGTTTTGTAAAAGCGTCTACAGAAGGCATCCCACTATCATCAATATTAATCCTAGCTCCGAGAGCCTCTAAAGCGGATTTACATTCTTCAAACAACTCTTTAGCGGATTCCCTATCCGAAGTAGCGTTAGTCGTTATCAGTTTGATCAGCCGGTTTACCTTCTGGTCGCTCCACATCTTGTTTTTTAGTATGTAATTTGCTGCCATAAAAATATTCCTCATCAATAAGATCGTATTCAATCTCGTCCAGAAACTCTTCTTGATGATCAGGAAGGTCCCTATGTGTATGTAGCCTTGGCGGGCGGTTGCTAAAGCTTTTCTCTCTTCTAAATGTTCTTCCCATCGTTATTTTTTAGGTTTGATAAATATGTGCCTTTTAAAAAAGCATCAGAATACTTAAAGTAGAAAGGGAATGCCCAATCTACGGGCTTGAATATTGTATCAAGCAGGGTAAGGTAAAGCAAGGTATTCATTACGGACTCAAAAATGGATATAAACCCATAAACCAGAAGACCAAGACGTTTAGTAATAAAATTCATTCCTTTTATTTATCCATCATCTTTTCCATGTATTCTTGGAATGCCTGCTCTCTGGTTAACCCACCGTCCCTTTGGGCTTTGGTCATCCTAAATCTCTTGCTAGTCTTATTTTTATAGTCCTCAATGTCAATAAAAGGGGCATTTATATCATTACTGTTAGATAATTGACGTTTCATTGCCTCGTCAATAATAGTACTCAGTCTGTCTTCTATGTTAACCAAGGGACTCCTTAGGGATACCAAACATGGCTCTTATCTTATTTAGCCCTGGATTAGAGGAGGATTTAGAAAATAATAGCTCAGGTAAGGAATTTTTCTTAAATCCAATATCCCCTACTGATCGTCTGCCTGCCGAAGATATCTCGATTAGACCATCTCCCTTAAGCAATTCCTCTAGACCATAGTAAGGGTCTAACCCCTTATCAAATTCAACCCTGAAAGGGCAGTTCTGAAATGGGACCCCAAGCTTATTTTTTATTACCTTTATCTCCCCCGTAATACCCGTAGGCTTTTTATTTTCATCCTTGGTTACATCGCTGGTCTTGTTGCTGATACACTTAAGATCAACGGATAAGTAAAACTCAAGTGCCTTACCTCCAGCAGCAGTAGTCTCAGGGTTACCATACATTACGTTAATCTTGCTGCGTATTTGATTGATTACTACCAAAGTAGCCCTTTGCTCTTTTAGGACTATATTAACCCTCCTTAGCATGGAACCAAAGATAAGTGCCCTGCGTGCTCCGTCAGTGTTAGAGGTTTCCCCTACGCTATCTCTTTCTAACTCCTCCTTAGTGGCTAGCACTGCAACGGAATCAATAACCAGTAGTATGGGGGTCTTCTTGTCGTGTTCCCTAATCCCGTGAATCGTAGCAACTACATCATTAAAAGCCTCTTCAAGGTATCGAGGAGTCGAATAGAGTAACTCCTTAGGATTCACACCTAACTTCTTTCCAAAGTCTGAAGAGTAAGTATTCTCAGCATCTAAGAGCTTAGTATACCATCCTTCCTTTTGAGCAGCAGTTAAAAATGTGGTGGCGAACAGCGTCTTACCTGTGCTGGAGTTTCCTTGTAGTTGAAGGATTCCTCCCACTGGCAGACCCTTGCTGTAATCACCCGTAATAACTCGGTTTAGGGCATAACAACCCGTTGATATAAATTCAGAGGCGGGTGCGTCACTTAGGGTAGAATTATCTCTTAGTTTGGATAAAACATCTTTATTCATATCTATATTATAGCCCTAACGGGGCAAGAGTAATCAATATTAATCGGCATACTCCACATAGCCTACCCTAAATAAATAAGAAAGCTCTCTATGAATCCCTTAAGAATAATGTCAGAAATTACCAGGAGTAGATCCTATGCCAGATGATGGAAATGGTTGGCGGGAATATCAAAGACTCGTTTTAAGCGAATTAAAAAGGCTAGATGCAAGTATCGAAAAGATAGGGGACCGTATGGATAAAGTTATTAAACACGAGCGACATAACCGCCAACAAGTGGAACATAATATCTTAACGGATGTGCAGCGTCTATCATTGGCAGTT